GTACAGCTTTATATCTTTCAATATGTTTTTGAGTTGATTCCTCAGACAAATTCTTTTTTTTTTTTTTTTCATACAAATCAAAATTTGTATAATAATTTTGATAATCGTATTTTTCCTTTATTATTTCGTGTTCTGACATTAATCTATGTAAGTCAATATCGATATCTAATTCATAAAAACCTAACACAACTCAATTACCTGTGATACGCATTTACCGCCAAAACCAAAACTATTGTTTATAGTTCTATTTATGTTCATTTTTATAGGCTTAATTACTACATCATATTCAGGCTGAGTGGTACCATGACAGTGGGGAATTATTCCATGTTGCATAGACATTACTGAATATATTGTTTCTAGTATTCCAGCAGCCGCCATTGTATGACCTATTTTTCCTTTACATGAGTATATTGGTGCATTACTAATTTTACGAATGGATTCATATTCTACTTTATCACCTATTTGTGTTGAGGTGCCATGTGCGTTTACAACATCAAACTTTTGATCTTTCATTGTTTCGTATGCACCAATACCAGTTGGTTGAGTTTTATGACCGTCAGTTGCATGTTTTGCTGGATATAACCAAGCCAGTATCTTTGCATTTCTCTTCTTTGCTTTTTCTTCACTTTCTAGTATTAGTGCACCAGCACCAGCACCCATTATAAATCCATCTCTTTTTTTATCAAATGGCATCGATTTGGTACCTATGGCACGTAAAGTATTAAATAGTGGTGTATCAATATCATTGTGGCCATAGTCACTACCTCCAACGACAACAAAGTCGTAGTCATCTATATACTTCATTGCAAAATCAATAGTCATTATACCTGTTGCACAAGCCGCTCTTAAACAAACGTTCTGTCCTAGAAATTTATATTTTTGAGCTATGTAACTTGATATACTGTCAGATAAGATGTTTAGTGCTTTTTTAGGGTAAAAGCGAGAGGATGCTAACATCTCTCTTTCATATTCTTTTGAGCATGTTGTTGAGAAGAAAACACCTACATTTTGACTTTCTATTGAAGCCATTTTAAGAGCCTGTTCAGTTACATATTCAGCGTAATACAGTGAGCGAGGTTCTTTATCAATTCCTTTTGGCTTAAATCCATAATCTTTATTGTCAATCATACGGTTCCAGCACTCGTTAGGATTATTTCCTAAAGAATCAATCATGCCAAACCCAGTTAATGCCACTCTCATAACAACTCCGTTAAGGTGTCGGGATTCTGTTTCGAGGCTCCCGACGGGCCCAATGACTACGCTGCGGCAGCCAAAGGTGCAAAGTTATCGTTTGCAGTTACTAATTTGAAGACTCAAGCATCAGTCGATCCTATTTCGCCCCCACAAGATGAGTCTCGCATGTGCTATAGAGTAATTGTTGATGCATATATATCTTTCGCATCTTTCTCTAAAATTCCAGTTTATTAGTTGTTCTTCCATTTAAAACTCATATGGTGGAGGCGCCGGGCACTGCCCCCGGGTCCTGTCTACCTTCAAACATCTTCAGATTTATTTATATTATATCATAGTTAGTGGCATTTGTAAATATAAATATTACTGAAAGTGAAGTTTATTTTTCCCTTGACATATATCTATCTCACTCGGTTACAAAGGTAGATCGACATGGTAGTCGCAGAAGTTTTGACCGGTATTGCGCTTGTCAAACAGGCAACTGACTTTATAAAGAGCAATATCGATACTGTAAAAGATATTGGAGAGATCGGTGATACGATCGAGAATCTGTTCATAGGAGAGGAGCAGTGCCAAAAGGCACGCGCGAAAAAATCAGGCATGGGTACAGGCGATCAGTTTGGAATCAAGTCTGTAGCGCAAGAAGTAATTGATGCCAAACTTGCTCAAGAGAAGATGCAAGAGATGAGAAATCTCATAGACTTACGTTTCGGTCCTGGAACTTGGCAGTCAATTGTAGATCTTCGTGCAAGAAAAATGAGAGAGGCAAGAGAAGCAGCCCTTCAAGCTAAAAAAGAAGCAGCTAGAAAACAAAAAGAGTTTAATGAAATGATGGTGACAGGTGCAGCTATTGTAATTGTAGTTGGACTTATGGTTGGAGCTCTAATTTATCTGGCTTACATGGCTGTATGATGTTACTAGGTTGGATTATTATAGCGTATTGTATTGTTATGACCATAGCAACTTTTTGGTTCGCATGGCGCTATGAAAAGTCAATCGAAGTCTCAACAATTCCTTACACAGAACTCGAATTCAAATGTGCTGATATGAAAAGAGAACTTGATCGTATCAAGTATTTTTCGTAGAATCATGAGTGTACAAAGCGATTAGAGCGTAGTGTAAGACTTTCATCAAATCTTTACGAGCGTCCTCATCGGTACCTTTCTTTCCGTAACGTTGTGCGTATTTCATAACGTTACCAAGGGCAAAGCCAATACCATGGCCACCGTCAATGATGAACTCTGTAGCCTGAAAGTTGTTCTTGCTATAATGGCCATTGTAAGTTGAGTCAATATATTCTTTGAACTCGTTGATCAAGTCGCCTTCATTAAACTTATAGTCAGGTACAGGCGTAGGTTCAATCATAGGCCTTGAGCGCACTGTCTTACCGCCATCAGGTGATTCGTAAATCATAGGTCCAGTGTAATCATCCATTGTTATTTTGAAAGTGTCGTCAAAGTCCTTTAAATCACTCATTTATTTTTCCCATCTATAAAAGATATGTTCATCTTCCATAATCGTAAAAGTTTTCATTGATGCCCATTCTGGAGTCACATAGTTTGCATGATAGTGAGTTGCACCGTCAGTAAAGTCGTGAATATGGCCGTGATAAATTTTGAAAGCAATGGTTCGAGCAAACTCATAGACATCCAAATCATAATAAGGAATATCGTCAGACTTCCCATCACAATACCAACTAAATTGGCAGCGATGGCGAATAGGGATGTTAATGTTAATGTTCTTCCACGACGGTTTTGTCGGTCCTTGATATACAACCTCACAGTATGAATGAGGAAAACGAGTATCAAGAACGCGATTGCGAGTAACAAGTGCGACACCTATCATTCCTTTCGGCGTTTGATTGCGTGCTTCCCAATAGATATTATCAGCAAGACATTTTTGTTCTGAATCTGGTGTATGCCATTCTCCGGCTTGAGCTTCAGCTCCAAGTGCTGATTTACCGGTAGTTAACCCACCGATAAATGCAACAGCGAAGATTGGTGCAAGATATTTAAGCATTAAACAACTCGACCATGTGCTAACAGAGATGATTTCATTAAACGAGTACACTTTAAACGAGACTCGAGCTTTTTAATCACTTTGTCAGTATTTGGTAATACAGGAATACGAGCAACTTCTTCCATAAGAAGATGCGGTAGAACTCTAAGATCGCGATCAATAGTTTCCCACTGCTTTTCAACTGGCATTGACTTGACGATTGAACGATATTTAGAATTTGAAATCATAATGTTTGCTCCTCAATGATTACTATACTACTATTATATCATATTCTGAGGTAAATGTAAACAATTATTTTCACTTTTTTTTAATTTTTTTCAATAAATTTTTCAGCCAATGGAAAGATACCAGATATTACCTTTGCGCATTCTAAAGCAATCTTTTGATGTTCAAGTTGTGTACCATTACCAGACCTCAGTTCAATGAAATGTATCCAAGATCTTATAGTTCCATTCACATACAATCGAGATTTAATCATACCTTCTGGTAAAACTGCTCGTGCCTGTTCCTTTGCAATACCATTCTTTACTGCCCACTCATAAGAGTTCTTTGCAGCAATCCAGACCTCAGACTGCTTCTTATACCATTCCATAACTAAATCAACATTCTCTGCGCTGTCAAGACCAATAGAGTTTTGCCTATTCTTTGGATCCTGTAATCGAGTTTCTCGTAACTCGAATTCTAAATCGTTTACAGGATTTGCATATCGCTGACTGAACTCTTGAAAAGAAAATGACCGATGTCTAAGTATCTGTCTTGCAATGTCTCTTGTTGTCTCTATTTCTAAGCAAGCAGACACCATCTCGAAAGGCGACCAGTGCTTGTGCTTTGCGAGATAGGATAGTAAACGTTCGGACGTTTCTTGGTTATTTTGATTCGAGGGGTTCGAGACACGGGCGCAATACGCAATAAGTTCTTGGATATCTTCATTGACTACGGGTACCTTTGGATAGCCCACCATTTCTGGGACTTTTTGTGAATATGAAATTAGTTTTACGTTCATTACAAAAACCTATCAATAAACGCCAAAATTGTAATGTATGTGCCATAGCCAAAAGCAGACCATAGTACGATAAATCCTACAATACTCGTATCACAATATCCATACTGATCAGCGAGTCCAAGTTTCTTAAATAATTTATGCATTAGAATTTAAAATCCGCAAATTTAGCGATACCTTCACCAGTACCTGTCTTATCGAATACTGGAGTATCGTCTGTTAATGTTTGCTGATTCTCATCAGCGTCAAATAATCTCATCTTGCTTCTATCTATACCGATAACAAAACGCTTTTTATAGGTTGGATCGTTATAACGATTCTTCAACTGCTTGACCATCATTTGACCCATTTGTTCGAGTTCTTCAGTAGATATAAGCGCAAACATAAGATCAGCCGTAGCCGGAAGGCCAAAAGACTCAGACGTATCTTCAAGTCCAACATCTGAATTCGTAAACCCGCTACGAGTAGTTTGAGTTGCACTAAAAACAGGGACATCAAATTCGACAGCAAGACCACGTAATTCCTCCGCAATGGCTTTAATATAATTATAAGAGTTGATCGATCCACCCATACCCTTCATACGAGAAGAGGCACAGATGTTAAGATAATCGATAAAGATAATATCAGGTTCAAATTGTCTCTTTAACTTAAGTTCATTAAGAAGAGCTCTAAAATGACCAGCATGAGCAGAACCAGTAGGATACTCTTTGATAATGAGTTTACCATTGGTCTTTGTAGAAAGCTTTTTAACTTTATCAGTGAAAATTGTTTTTGGAGTATTTTCCAGTTGATCGATTGGAATGTTGAGAAGATTCGCATCTATACGCTCCGCTATTTTCTCTTCAGCCATTTCCATGGTGATATACAAAACGTTTCTACCATCCACCAAAGCGGACGAAGCAACGTGACACATAAATAAAGACTTACCAACGCCGGTCCCAGCAAGAGCAATGTTGAGAGTCTTATTAGGAATACCGCCTTTCGTGATGGCATTGAAGTATTCAAGATCGAAAGGTATTCTTGTTTCCTCTTGATTGTAGAAGTCCCATCTTTGTTCTGCGTTATCGACATAGTCATGACCTACATTTGTATCAAATGCCACGCCAAGAGCTTTTGATAAAAGATCTGGCAAAGCGCCTTTTGTAAGAGATTCGTGTTTACCATCAATGATCGATATGGATTCCATAACTGCGTTGTAGATCGCACGATCTTGACACCATTTTTCGGTCGTATCAAGTAACCATTTCTCGTCTATTTCTTCCTTTGCAAACAGTTGAGGAATGATATCAACAGCGACAGTATAGTTCTCACCACTTAACCGGTCAGACTGATCAACTTCAATCTTAAATGATTCAGCGGTAGGAAGCTTGTTATATTTACCAACGAATTTACCTGCTTCGTTAAACAGTATTCTGTAAATGCCTTCAAAATAATCTGGCTTTATAAATGGAAGAACCTTCCGCATATAGTCTTCATCAGTCAGAATATTTCTAAGGATTGTTTGTTCTAGATTAGCTTTCATTCAATATCCATAGTGTGAGGGCGATTCATAGAGTCTAGCATCATAGAAGATCTATAGCGTCTTATCTTGTTAGCTACCTCTTTTATCTCATTATCATTTAAATATTTATCAATTCTAAGGTCATAAACTTTAGGAGGTTCAAATGCTTTATCAGTGTCTTCGTATTGACTTGATTTAACCGTGTCCATCCATATCACATAGTGAGACGAAAATATATTTCTCATTTCTTCAAGTGCGCATATAAAATCACATATCACATATTTTGTTTCACTTTTCTCAGCGTATTCCTCCATGCGATAAGCTTGTCTTATTCTTCCTTCTCTACTAAAATCCCAATCATTGTATTTCTCACGCAATTTGTCTGCATTGTGCCAATCACAATCTAGATGTTTTTGTAGTCTCTCAGCAAGATAAGTTTTACCTGCTCCTGACAGACCCATTATCAGTATTTTCATTCATTTCCCTAAATCCAATAGTGCCATTGTCTTTTTCAATAGCGTCACTTATTATCTCTTGTAATACATCTCCTGCAAATTCCTGTAAGTCTTCATCGTCAACTGTTAAATCAGGATCAGGAGATTCTATAATATGAAAATTGAAAGTCATGACGCCTTTTTCATGCTCATTAAAAGATATCGCTCCGAAGTTTATGACTGTCTCATTATATATTCCTTCGAGAATACGAACATTCCAAACATCCTCGTAATTCTCATCAGGAATAAGTTCATAAGTTACATTTTCCTTATGCTTCATTTTCAATATCTAGCTCTAAAATGCGGTTACCGCCAATAGCAAAGCTTTCTTTAAGGTAACTAGCAAAGTCAGTTTCATCAAAGATAGGTTTCCAAAACTCTTCACTTAGAGTTTCTTTTTCTCTGACTTTGGATCCGATGAACTCTCCAGTTGACTTATCGACACGACTATACCAACCATTGCTAGGCTTTGCCACAAAACTCCCAGCGAGTGCCACGTCGAGTAGGCCAGAATAACGCTCGACACCACCGCTCCAAGAGACGCTAATAGGGATTTTTGATTTTTCTTTAACATATCGAGACTTCTCCACGTTGATTACAAAATCATAGCCAGTAACTTCTGTGCCTTGTTTGTTTTGACGACGACCAAGAATCCAGATATTATCAGCTGAGTAGTAGATACCTGTACCACCAGATACGACAGCTTTAGGGAACATACCTATTTCCATGTAGGTGTGATTGACAGCAATCAGTGGAATATCTTTCATGTTGAGATACGGTGTTGTCATACGAAACAGACCTTTAAGTGCTTTCGCACGAGACATATCCGCGACTGACTTTTCGTTGATAGCATCTTCAAGTTCTTTTTTAGACGCAAGGTTACCGACTGAATCGATCATGACTACAACTTTGTCTTTGCGATCGAGTTCTTCAAGCTGACCGATCAGATCAAACTTGAGTTCTTCTACGTTTGTAATCGGTGTATGAAGTACTCGTTCAGTATCGATGTCGTATTGTTCAAAGTAAGATTGTGGTGAACCAAACTCTGAATCGTAGAAGAGAAGGACAGCGTCTTTATACTTTTTCAGATAAGCGGCTGCCATGATAAGACCAAACGAGGTCTTGAAATGTTTAGATGGACCAGCAAGTACAGTCAGGCCTGGTGCAAGACCGCCATCAACAGAGCCAGACAAAGCGACATTCATCATTGGCACATCAGTCGCTACCATATCTTTTTCTGTAAAGAATTTTGATTCAGACAGAATAGAGGATTCTTTAACCTTACTATTCTTCTTAAGTTTATCCATTATCGACATACAAATCTCCTTATGGAGTTATTATAACACATTTCCATCATTTTGTAAATAGCCTCGGGCATTTATTTTTGGCTCCCAACCGAGAGCTCGTAAGTCAGTATTGTCTGCTGTATTATCTAATGCCTCGCACTCGTGACCTTCTCTGATCTCGATGTTAGGTTTTTTAATTTGTGCGAGTTTAGATACAATATGACCGGTTCCAGTACCAACATTATAAGCTGGTAGTTTGCCTTTGGTACCTGTATTTATAAAGATCATGATGGCATTTACAACATCGCTTACGTGAATAAAGTCACGTACATGATTAGTTGCGTATTCAAGTTCGCCTCTCATAAGTTTACCCATAAACATGGTTTTACGAGAACCTTCACCATAGACTGTAGTAAATCTTAATCCAACCTGATTGTTAATACCAAACGGTGTAGTATAAGCGGTAGCTTCGTTTACTTTTTTGCTGGTACCGTACGGCGACTTATACCACGCGTGAACACATGACGACGACGCATAGACAAGAGGTACTTGATTTACTCTGCAGATTTCTTGAATTCGTTTTGTAGGTTCAACGTTGTTATCCCAATAACGTTGAGGTTCTCTAATTGATCTTCGTACGTCAGCTTCAGCAGCAAGATGTACTACAAAATCACATCCTTCAAGTTCCCAATCTTGAATATGACGATCGATATTACGATCCCATTTTGCGACGTCATGTCCTTTGTCCCATAATTCTGTTATGAGATGGTTACCAATGAAACCACTGGAACCTGTTACTGATATTTTCATGCCATAAACCTTTCAAGAGAGTTTTCAGCTACTCCCCAATTATGTCTTCTGTAATAAACTGGATTCAAATGAACGGATCCATTCGACTCCATAATTTCCTTTGCGTAGTTTTGACCTTCCATTACAGACCATTCAGGCGGATACGATACACAGTTCATATTGTATTTGTCCATGGCTGATCTGATTTTATTTACAATCTCTGTTCTCTCTTCTCGAGAACCGTAGAAAGGTTCGCCTTTGTATTTACCTGATCCAGGTATTTTTC